AACCCCTGGAGGCGTTCCGCCTCAAGGGGTGTTAATCTGCGCACCGCGTAATAGGGGTGCTCTGATTGGATAACAAGATGTGCCGGTCTGCTTGGCCTATTTTCTCCTTCTGCTCTCAGACAACCAGCGCCCTCGCTTATAAAACCAGGCCCGGATTCGTAGTACATCGACGTTCCCCGGCCAGTTCCATCCTCGCTGGCGTCGTAACCCTCGGCCCGCAACGTGTGCGCCACAGCGTGGGCACCGTGGCCGTCCAACGTGTAGCAGGGGCCTCCGGCGGTTATCCCGATGCCGTTCTTCTTCTTGTCTCTCGGCATGGCGGCATCCTGGATAACAAAGGTCTCAACAGTTCCGTCCATCCGTTGAGTGCTTGTGTTTACCGCCTTTGCCGTTTCCGGGATTAAGAAATTTCCTTGGGCAAGGTTGTCGTCCGGGCCACCCTTTCCAAAGCCTCCTGTAAGGGCTTGGGTAACAAGAAAATCCGCTTCCGACCCTATACCTGCCGGGCGGCTTGTTCCAGCGCCGCTTGCAAGGAGTGAGGCAGAGAGCGATTTCTTTTCTCGGCCCGGCGGAGAATGCCTCTTGCTGCCGTAGGGGATAAAAAGTATTTCTCCGGCACGTTCACCTCTAAAATCTGCGACAATGAACACACGACGGCGCCGCTGCGCCACTCCGAACCATTGTGCATCCAGAACTGCCCAGGCAATGTCCATCGCCCCTGATTTAGCCATTTCCCGGAGGACCACAGTAAAATCTCTTCCTCCGTTGGAACTGAGGAGTCCGGGTACGTTCTCAAGTACAAGGAAGGCTGGATATAAACCATTGGTTTTCTCCCTCATTTCACGGATTATCCTGACGACCTCAAAAAATAATCCACTTCTTTCTCCCTTAAGTCCGTTTCTTTTCCCGGCTATTGATAAATCTTGGCAGGGGAAACCCGCGCAGATTATTTCCACCGGTTCAAGTTGACAACCATCAACTTCTTTAATATCTCTATATTTCCTTACTTCTGGCCAATGCCGCTCTAAAACCCGGTTGCAGGCATCGTTTATTTCTACCTGCCACCGGCAGCGCATCCCTGCCGCCTCAAATCCGCCGTCGAAGCCGCCGGTCAAATGCCTGCGAAGAGCGAACCAAAGGTTAACAGCTTCTCAGACATTATCAACCACCTCCTTAATTTTCACCTTCAGTCCGGTAGCCGCTTGCATGGATAAAGCTGCAATACGGTTGATATTCTTTTGATTCCACAATCACTCCGGCCACACCCCGCTTAAGTTTTTTTTAGTTCGTCAAGTTCCTCAATTAACTGCTTTAAATCTTCCGCCGGCATTACCACCAGCCACGGCTTACGGTCCGCCCGGAGAGCCAGGAAGTCATTTCCCGCAAGCCATGCGTACAGTTGCTTAAACCCGTCCCGCCGGCACTTCACCTCACCCCGGCCTAAGTACGGCACATTCACCACGTCGCCGGTGAAGCTCCCCCCGGCGGCCCCGGAAAGCGGTACTCTCTCACCACCCATGAGTTTAATGAACTCTCGCTCCCCAAGAACGCCCTTCCTTCTAGGTGATTTCCCTCCCAAATTAACCACCTGCCTTTCAGCAACAAAACTTAAAAATATTCAACTTTCAAATTTTCGTCGCACATCCAAACATCTATCCGTTTTTCTATTTCTCTTTTTTCAGCTTCCGATAACAGCATCTGCGCTGTTTTCAGCTTGTGCCAGGTTTTAAAAACAGGCGATTCCACCAAGCGCAGAAAAGCTTTTTTCTTATTCTGCGCTTGGGAACGCTCCTCCCGGCTTTCGCCAACAGCGCCTGATTCCATATGCGTTATCCGGACGCCGGAAGAGGTTTTATTTTGCTTTTGACCGCCTGGCCCACCTGCGCGGAAAGTGTCCACGCGGAAGTCTTTTCTTGTTAGCGAGAAAAGCAGTTTTTTAGTCATTACAACCTTGCCTTTATTTGTTTTTTGTATACAAATACTCTGATTTTCGCTTTTAAGGGCATCGTTGTCGCCGCCGACAAACAACCCCTATTACCCTGGTGATTTTCTACGCTTGTACCACACTTTCTGTTCGTCTCCGTCGATTCTGGTGGGAGAGTTGACTTCCCATTCCCAGGTATGCTCCGGCACTGACCTGAATTCTTCCAACCCCTCCGCAAGCGCCATTGAATTCACCCGGGTCAGTTTTCTGCGCAAGTATTTATATTGCTCTGATTTACTCATCCGAGAAAGCGCTTCCCGGTTTTGTTTGCAAAACTCGTATACTTCCCACTTATTTCCCATTTCCACGCCCCCCTCAAAACGGAATTTCAGCCGCGTCTATGTTTTTGCTTTCATCCGGCCGGCGAATAAAGTCAAGCCACGGCACCAGAACCACACCCAATTCACCCGTTCCTCTGGCCTTCGCTATGTCTACGAAGACCATATCGTCTTTCGCTGCTATATCCTTGCGGTAATATCCTTCACGGTATAACAGCAAAATCGTGTCGGCTATCTCCTCCGCCTGCCCCGATGAGCGTAAATCAGCCAGCGTTGGACGTTTATCCTGCCGCATTTCGACGCCCCGGTTTAACTGCCACAGACACAACACCGGGATGTTATAGTTTAGCGCCACGTTTTTGATGCCGTTAGCAATTTGCGACATGGATTCGTATTCGCTTCTAGCCCCACCGTCAGCCATCATTCTGCCGGCGTGGTCGATAATCAGGTAATTGACGCCGCTTTTAACCTGTTCGAAGCGGACAACTTGCATCAGTTTGGACGGCGTAAGGCCGGGCGAATAATAACCTCTGACCTGCTTTAAAACACTTCGCAGATCAATCTCCGCCCGGCGGATTGCCCTCACGTCAAAATCCGTAAAGTTCGCCGTCCTGAATCGCTTCAAACTTACGTTCGATTGGTAAGACAGGCATCTTACCCACAAATCATTCACTGGCATCTCCAGACTCACATAAAGCGGCGTCCAGCCCTTCTTTGCCGCCGCCATTGCCGAGACCAGCGCAGCGGCAGTTTTACCGACGCTTGTCCGGGCTGCAAGAACACAGACTTCGCCGTTTTTTATGCCGCCGGTTGCTACATCAACCTCCGGGAACCCGAAACACACGGAACCTTCCAGCTCCTCGCCCCGTAGAAGCCGCTCTACATCGCCGACAGCATTCAGATTAACTGACGAGCTGTCAAACCGCTTAGAGAGCGCAGTCAGCACATGCGCCTCAATCTCGCCGTAGTCTTTCGAATCCGCCAGGCTATTCATCACATGATTCGCCATAAAGAACAGTCTGCGCCCGCAGGCCTTGTCCTTCAGCACATCAACGTAATGTTTGATATTTACAGGCAAACAGGCCTGCGAGCATACCGTAGCGACGTATGCCACACCGCCGCATTTATCGACCTTGCCGCCAAGCGCATTTACGAGCAGTATCATCTCCGGGGTCTTGCCTGAAGTAACCAGCTCCATAACCCCGTCCCAGATAACTTTGTGTTCATGCCGATAAAAATCGTCAGTTGTTAGCTCCATAACCTCCGGCAGCGTTTCCGGATATGTCACAACTGCACCGATAACAGCAACCTCAGCATCAACACTGGCGGGTACTTCTACCATCCCGGCTTGCCTGCCTTTCCGCAGCCCGCTTAACCGCCGCTTTTTCCTGCCTGGCCGCAAAGCGTGCCCTCTCATCCGGCGTGATGACAATCAACCGCGGCTCGTTCGCTTTCGTATAAGCCGCCTCCCTGATTTCAGCAATCGTCGGCGGGTATTTACTTGTCTTGATATGCTCCTCGGCGGCGTATAAAGCATGGTCATAGTTTATGTCGCCGAGCAGCCTCGCCCACAAGTCCAGTTTTTCCGGCAACGCCTCGAACTTCTCATAGGCGATTATAAACAGCCGGAAAAGCGATTTAACCTCGTCGTGCGTCATCACATCTCCTCCAGCAGTTTAAGTTTTTTGTTTAAGCTATCCGGCGACCTTGCATGTTCCTCGGGCTCGTTCAAGTAACTTTCAAACTTCGTACCGAACAGCGTTTGCGGCCTTAAAAACTTCGCCATTTGCGGATTATTAAGCCATTGCGCCGCTTTTTTGTTTATGACGCTGATAAAGTCATCCAGGCCATGGTTTTCTTTCAGGCGGGCGCTGATAAGCCTCCGTGTTGCTGTTGACGACGTACTGAAACTTGTGCCGCAGACACTGTTTAAGTGACTGATAATAGCCTTGGCCGGGTTTTCGCTGCTTTTCCGGCTTTTTTCGTCGTTTGAATTTTCATTCTGGGCGCTGTCGCCGTCGGGCTTGCCCGACAGTTTACTATGTATTTTTTTTGGTTCTGGTTCTGGTTCTGGTTCTGGTTCTGGTT